TCAGCGGCTCGGTGGGCGTGGCCTGCAGCCATTTGAAGATCTGGCGGCTGGACAGCGCCACTTGAACTGGCGCACGAACTCTTCCAGGTGGTGTTGAATCACCCTGTACAGGTTGACCAGCTCGCCGTTGATGTCATTGATCACCTCCACCTTGGCCGGCTCCTTCATGAAGTACAGCGCGGCTGCGCCGCAGAAGGGCTCGACGTAGCAGGTGTGGGCGGGAAACAGCGGCAGGATGCGCGCGGCCAGGCGGCGCTTTCCGCCGATCCACGGGATGATGGGTGTTGCCATGGATGCAAGCCTCTTTCACAGTCAGCAATTGCTGGTAGGCTCGACGCGCTCTCGCGAGAGTGGCGGGTCTTCGCCGGACTTGCAGGCCGTTTCTGCAGGAATGGGGCTGTCGTTGGTGCTCCAACACCTTCGGCAGTCGCCCGTCTTTTTTCGTTGTGGGCTCTCCTACAGCGAGGCGCTGTCCACCGGCAGCTCAGGCGCCGGGCCTTGGATCACGCCGTCCTGCACGTACACCTGGGCGCCCACCGTGGCCTCGCCGCGTGCGCGCATTTGGCCGCCGCCGTGCATCGTCAGCGTGGCCATGCCGCCGCTGTACGCCGTCACGGTGCCCACCAGCACAGCGCCGCCAGCGAACAGCTCCTGCAGCTCTTTGAATGGGTTGCGCAGGCTACTCATAGGTCAGCACGCCGATGGTTTGTTGAACAGCGGCCTCGCCAGCCTCGCTGACCTGCGTGCGCCGCACCAGGCCCACGCGGCGCTCGCCGGCATCGTCGGTGTAGCCCACGTACAGGCCCGGCTTGATGATTCCGGTCTCGGGCAAGATCGGCAGCGTCAGCGACTGGGGCAGCTGCGCCCCTGTGTCCGACAACTCGGCGATCGCGCGCTGCGCGGCTGCATCGGCGTGCACCAGCAGCGGATGCACCACGGGCGCCGCGACCAGGTCGCCCGCCGTGCCGGGCCTGTAGCGGTGGTACAGGTAGTTGCCCGGCTCGCCGCGCATGTACACAGCGTTGTAGTCGGCCCGTGGGTCGTATTCCACCTCTTCCACCGTGGCCACGCCGTTGGGCAGCTCGATGTCGGGCGTCACGCTGCCCCAGTCCCACATGGCGTGCGGGAAGTCCGGCAGCACGCGCAAGGTGCGGGCAGTGTCATGCGGCTGCACGTAGCCGCGCACGGCGCTGGCGATGTCATTGACGGCCGTCATCCAAGTGCCACGGTGCAGCCAGGTGCCGGCAGGAATCGGCCAATCGGCTATCTGCCAATCCAGCGCCCAGCCCATCGACACGCCATTGGCTGCCAGCACGTCCTCGGCCAGCTGGCGCGCAGTGCGCATACTCGCCTGCGTGAAGCTCTGCAGCGGCGCGTAAGGCGCAGCCAGCAGCACGTTGGGGCTTCCCCCGCTGATCGTCACCACCGACGCCGGGAAAACGGTGCTGCGGCGCCAGTGGCGCGCCAACATGCGGTAGGGCTGGCCATTGACCATGAACTCCAGCTCAACCGGCAGGCGATCCGGGCCCGGCCGCACGCGGGGCAAGGCGCTGGCCAGCAGGCTGACCGAGAACGACCAGGTGTACGAATCCCGGTCCAGCGCCATGCTGAAGCCATCCAGCGTGGGCAGCAGCTCGCCCGTGTCCACGCGCCGCAGTTCGATGGTATTCAGCATGCGGTAGACCTCGCGCGCGCGAACGATGATGGTGCCGCCCGGGTCAGGGCCGGGCCCGGCTCGGTGGCACACGAAAACCAGCTTGCCGCTGCCGGTGAACGCCGTGTCAAACACCAGCAGGCCGAGGCGGGCCGGGTCATAGCACGGCGGGCGGATGGGTGGCCCTGGGGGCGGCGCCCACTTGCCGGGCGGTGGCTTGCGCGCCTCTTGCCAGTGGCTGCGCAGGCGCACGTGGATGGGCGCGCCGGTGGTGAAGCTGGTTTGAAACCGGCCCCGGATCGGCGTGGCGTCTTGCCAGTGGCTGCGCAGCACGTTGCGCAGCCGGGTTGCTTCTTCCCAGCGTGGGCGCATGACGTGGCGCGCGGGTGCAGCCTGCTGCCAGCGGGCGATGACGGCGGCGCGGCGCGGCGTGGTTTCTTGCCAGCCGGATTGCAAAGCGCGCCGGGCGACGGTGCCCTGCTCCCATCGTGATAGCAGCGCGCCACGGTAGGGCGTGGTGGCCTGCCAGTGCGCGCGCAACATGGTGTGCAGCGGACGGGCGAGCTGCCAGCGGGCGATGTGGCCCACGCTGATGCTGTCGCTGTCCTGCCAGTGGCTGCGCAGCGCGGTGGCCACGGGCGCGGACTCTTGCCAGTGGCTGCGCAGGCCGGCGCGTGTGACGCGGCTGACGTTGGCGTCCCACTGCAGCGCGATGCTGCAGGCGCCCTCGCCGGCCACGCCGGCATCGATGTGCAGCGCAGGGCCGGTGCGCAGGACAAGCGCTGCCGCGCCTTCGCCGGCAATGCCGCAATCGACCGACAGCTCGGCAGGCGGCACAACGACAGCGCCCCCGGTGTCGCCAAAGACCAGCTTGCCGCTGCCGTCAGCGGGCCGCAGAAAAACAAGCTTGCCGTCTGCCACATGGTCACCCGATCAGGCCGGTGGTGAGGGCCACCACGCCGCCTTCGTAGAGCTGCGTTCCGCTGGTGCCGCGCAGCACCCAGGGGCCGATGTTGCCCGTGTCTGCGGCGGCGCCTGCTGGGCCGGCAAAACCCGCTTCATCGGTCACCGGGCCTTCGTACAGCGGCGCGCCATCGGCGGCGTGCAGTACGCCCCAGGTGGGCGCGCCGGTGGCCGACACGAGATCGGCGGCGGAACCGGGCGCGAGCTGCAGGCGCCCGTCGGCAGGGCGCACCGTGCCGCAGGGCTTGCCCAGCGTGCGCGTGGCCAGCAGGGCGCCGCCCTGCGCGGTGTACAGGCGGATGGCGGCGTTGCCCGCCCCATCGTCAGCGCGGGCGATGGTGGCCGCGTTGCGGGCGGCGCGGTTGGCTTGGGAAAGGGAGAGGTCGCGCATCAATCTGCCTTCACGGCGATGACGGGGCCGGCCGCATCGCATTCATGCGTGCCTGTCAGATCGATCGCAACGGGGTAGTACGCAAGGCCCACTTCAAGGCCCACGGGCCAGTAGTAGCCGCTGGCGTCCGACAAGCCCTGCCACGCGCACCAGCCGTCAACAGACAGCCGATGGACACGCACCAGGGCACCGGCAAACGGCGCCTCCGGTGAGCTGGCGTCGGCCTTGTAAAGCACCCGGTTGTTGTTGACGATGGTGCCGCTGAAATCCGGCGTGCGTAGCCAGTTGAAACGCGCGGCGTTCGCGTTACGCAGAGGAACGAGTGCGCCCTGCAGCGGCTGGTCGCGCCGCCCCGCCCAGCCGCTCGCGCCCACGGTGACAGCCGTGTAGCTCATCGCCACGGCCCCGTGGTGTCAACGAAGTAGTACCCGGTCGCTACATCGCTGAAATTGCCGTTTCCGCACGGAACAGCCATGAGCGTTCTGCCGGCCAGGTCGCCCTCTCCCGCGATGAGATCGCCGGGTGAGAACCGCGAGGCCAGGCCGCTGTGTGGGGCGAAGAAGATGCCGGGCACGTCGGCGCGAGGCGTCAAGTTGTCGGTGTCAGTGAAAAACATCCGGCTCAGCCGAAGCCGCCCGTCGATAGGCGAGGGGAAGGGGCCCAGGGCGCCGTCCTGGTTGCCAGAGGCGCGAATCGGCGTGCGCGCGCCCACATACGACAGCACCCGCCCGCGCGCCGACGTGCCGACACCCGCCGCGTCACGCATGCTGGTCACGGCCGCGTAGGCTTGCGTTGGATCCATGGCATTAAAGGCGCCGCTGTATTGCACGCTAAGGTTGCCTCCCAGGGCTGCCGACAGCACGCAGCAATAGGGGTCGCCCAGCAGGTCGCCGAAGCCGCGGGCCTCGGCGGTCATCACGTTACTTGTGTTCGTGCCTGGCGTGATGGCGATGGAAATGAAGCGCGCGTCCGCGAACAGGAAGTATCGGCGCGCGGTCGCTAGAGAACTGCCGTCCGGCGAAATCGGCCACGCCGGCGTGGCAAGCTGTGCGGCAGTGGGGAATGGCGCCGTTCCGGTGTCTACATCGGTCATCCCCGCGTATCCCATAACCAGCGCCTGGTTGCCCGTGGTGTGATCCACGCGCAAGTGCCCGCCGCTGGCGCCGGCTGCCACGCTGCGGTAGACAGCCTTGTTCGTGCCGGTGTAGCGCTTTTCCCAGCCGCCGACCGGCGCCACCTTGATCGTGATCGTGCCGCTGGCCGTGCCGTTTGGCGCAGCCGTGGCCCAGGTGATGCTGGTGCTGCTGGCTGTGAGCACGCGGGCCTCACCGTTGAGCGCCTCAGGCGTGGCGCCTGCAACAAGGACGATGCAGCCGGGCGTAAAGCCCTGGCCCGCGCTGTGCGTGGCGGTGGCGATACCGCCCGCGACGGTCACGCTGGCCGCTGTGGTGGCGCCGAAGCCGGTGATCAGAAAAGCGTCGAGTAGCGCGATCATCGACCCTGCCGTGGCAGGAAGCTCTGGCGCGCCGCGCATGGTGCTGGTGATGTATTTGACGGGGTAGTCCATGGGTCAGGTCTCGGGTGAGTCGGGCGGCGTCAGGGGGCAGAAGGCGGCGTATCTACATCGCCGCGCTGAATGAACTGCACGCTGTCGCTCACGCCAGCAGGGGTGCTGGGCTGCGTGCAGCGGGCGATGGCGATGGGGAATTCGGCGCCGGTGGTGTCGATGAACAGGGTGTTGCCGGCCACCCAGCCGGCGCCCCAGCCTGCGGCAGCCAGCGTGAAATACGGCGCGCCGCGCGCGGTGTTGATGGGGCTGAAATCCTCGTTGACGGTGCCGCTGGCGATCTGCCCCAGGTGCTGGCCGATCAGGTCGAACACGGTGCCGCCCGCGCGAAAGCGCAGCGCCCAGCGCTCGGTGATCGCGCCGGTGTTGCTGACTTGCACGGGGTGATTGATCGTGTCGTACTGGCCCACGGCCTGGTCGCCGGCGAGGCCATCGGCCCAGGTGGTGCCGTTCCACGTGAACTGGTCGTACACGCGGGTGACGCGGGCAAAGCGGTCGCCCTGGCGCAGCGCGGTGCTGAATACGGCGCCCGCATCGAATGCGTAGCCCACGGGCTGGGTGAGGCGCACGCGGCCATCGATGCGCACCTCGGCAATCTGGCGGTACACCTCGGTGCGGCCCATTACGCTGACGGTGGCAGGGTAGCCCGTGACGTTGGTGAAAGTGACCGTGCCCGCGTCAAGATCGGCGGTGTAGCCGGTGCTGATTTGCGCGCCGTCGGGGCCCAGCACCTGAATGAGTGACAGGCGGGTGTGGCCCACGTTGTACGTCATGCCGTTGGATGGCGCGAACGGCGCGCCGGAGTAACTGACGCCCACGACGCAGGTGTCGCCGGGACGGGCGAAGGCGACGCGGCCATCGGCGGGTAGCGCGGCGGGGTCGATGCCCATCAGGGACACATCGACGGGCAGGTAGATGTAGCTGACGCAGGAGTAGCGCAGGGTGGTGGGATCGACGGGCCAGGGGCGCCAGATTTTTCCGGGATGTACCGCGCCCACGTCGGCGGCGCTGTACCACCACTCGGCTTTCTGCGCGGCGGTCAAATCGACGTCGTTCACGAAGTCGCCGAACTGTAGTTCGACCCCGCCGCGCGAGAAGTCGATCTTGCCCCACATGTGCAGCCCGGTGATGTTGCCCTGCACATCGACGTTGGCGGTGAGGGTGTCGCCCTTGCCATCGACCACGGTGAGCACGAAGCCGCCCGCACCGGGGCGCAGGGGCGCCGCTTCGGTGTTGAAGAACAGGCTGGCGGTGCTCCACTGCCCCTGCTGCGTCCAGAGGCTGAGCAGCTGGAAGTCTTGCGGGCCGGTGCCGCCGACCAGATAGTCGGACATGAGGGCGGTGCCGCCCTCATAGTCGATGCGCCCGCTGGCGATGCCTGGGTTGGTGTCGGTGCGGCCCCGGTAGAGAACGCCCTCAAAATCGTCGTACACGGTGCCCATCCAGCGAAAGCGCACGCTGCCGGGGATGATGCGCTGCGCGGTGTAGGGGCACAGGTCGATCACGACGGCGGGGGGCGTGAAGGTCTGGCTGACCGAGGTGGGCGCCGCAGCGCCGACGCGGTAGCGGGCCACGACGGAGGCGCCGCCCAGCATTTCTTCGCCCACGGCGGTGGTACCGTATTCGCCGCCCTTGAATGCGGTGCCGCTGCTGCTGCCTGAGCCATCGGTGACGGCGCGGTCGAACGACCGCGCATCTTCGTGGTCGCTCTTGTAGCTGCTGGTGCTGCGGTTGTGCGAGACGACCTTGAGTGAAACAGCCTTGCCCGCGTAGGACACGGTGCCCATGCTGTTCAGGAAGCCGCCCGCACCGTCGTCGGTGATGGTGCGCAGCGCGATGATGCGGTTGTCGTTGGTGGCGCCGGTCTCTTCGCTGAGCGTGGAGCTGCTGCCCACGGTGGTGGTGATGGCGAAGGGGCGTGCTACATATCGGATGGCCATGTTCAGGAACTCCGGGGCCAGTTGACGTAGGTGCCACCCGTGCCGGTGCTGGCGGCGGGCTCGTAGTATTCGGGCACCGTGCGAATGGTGTAGGTCACATCGGCGGTCTTGCTGGCCGTAGTGGTGGTGAGGTTGCCGCCACTGCTGTTGCTGACTTCGCGCGCGGTGGCCCACTGGATCTGCAGCGTGCCGGCGGCGGGCACGCTGGCCAGGCTGAGGGCGATGAAGCCGGCCGCATCGGGCGTGGGGGCGGCCATGATCTCGGTGACGAGGGTCTCGGTCTGGCAATCGATCTGCAGCTGAGCGCCCGCGTCGGGCATGTGCGTGGGGCGCAGCAGCACGGTGCGGCTGAAGTAGTCGATGACGCCGGTGGCCGCGCCGGCGAGCTTGCCCGCACCGTCGTCGGTGACGGTGCGCACCACGCCGGCGCTGGTGTAGCCGATCGTCAGCGAGCCGGGCACGACGCGGGCGGCGTCGCTCTCATCTTCAATCACCCAGCAGTATTCGGGCGCGCGCACGGCGGCGCCCTGCGTGCTGCGGTTGGTGTAGGCGGTGGGCTCGCCGTGGCTGATGGTGATCAGGCTGCCGATGTCGGGAATGGCTTTGAGCGTGAGGGTGCCCGCGCCCGTGGTGTAGCTGACGGCGCCGCCGCCGCTGCCCACCAGCTTGCCTTCGCCATCGTCGGTCAGCGTGTAGCGGTTGCCCAGCGACCAGTAGTCGATCACCAGCGTGCCGGGCGCGGGCAGCGGTGTGAGCTGGAACACCTGCGTGAGCGTGGCGTTGACTTCATCGATGCGGATGCGCTGGGTGTGCGGCGTGATGCCCACTTCCACGCGGCGCGGCGATTCGGCCAGCACGAGGCTGTGGCGCGATGCCGGCCGCTGATCGACGCTGGCCGCTTCGGTGCGGCTGTTGGGCACGATTCGGGTATAGATGCTGTCCAGCTGCAGCCACGTGTCGTTGATGGCGCAGGGATCGGCAAGGCGGGTGGCGCTGTAGAACAGGCCGGCATCGTTGTAGACTGTTTCACGAATCTTGGTCTTGTTCGATTCGCGCGCGAACAGGCGCGAGGGTTCACTGCCGGGGAAGTCGTACAGCAGTGCGTCGAACAGTTCGCACGTGACCAGCTGGGCCTTGAAATCGGTCAGCGTGCCGTTGACGATTTGCGTGAAGGTGCGCACCTCGCTGCTGGCGGTTTTGATGCGCACGCGCTGGCGCCGCTCGCCGGGCATGCCTTCGTTGTAGATCAGCACAAAGGTCTTGCCCAGCGCGGGCAGGGCCGCGCCCTCGCGCTGGAAGATTTGCGCGCTGCGCATGGTGGCGAAATGGTTGCCCAGCAGGTAGCCGTTGAATTCGGCCGCATCGGCCATGCCGCCTTCTATGCGCTTGGCGATTTCGGCGCGCGTGGCGAAGGGGTTCTTGAGCGACAGCATGGCGATGCTGACGTTCTCATCCGCAGGCGGGTCGGCGATGATGACGTTGGCGCCCAGCAGCGGGGCTTGATCGCCGTTGAGCAGCACGCTATGGAACTGCACGATCTCGGTACGGCCGGTGGTGCGCGTTTCTTCGGAGATGTCGTTGAGCAGCTCATTGCTGCGGCCGCTGACCAGCAGCGCGGCAGCGGGCGGGCCGCCGCCCTCGGGCACATCGGCCATATTGGCCGATTTGGCGAAGCGGATGTCGTGTTGAAGTAGGGGCATGGGTCAGACTTCGATGAAGCTGTAAATCGGCCGCACGATTTCGCTGGGCGTGTACTCGCCATCAACCAGCTTCCACAGGTCGTAGGCGTCCACCGAGGGGCCGTTGGGTGAATGAAAGGCGACGCTGTGCACGGTGCCGCGCAGCAGCAGGGCAAAGGTCTCACCGGGCAGCTCGGCCCAGGCTTGCATCTGCTGGTAGTCCTCGCGGGTGGTCCAGGCTTGCGAATCACGGCCGTCCAGCGTGATGGCGCGGCCGGCCAGGCGCAGGCGCTCGTGCATGTGCAGCGCGCCGTTGGTGCCGGTGATCGTCTGCGTGGCGCGGCGCCACTGCTTGTATTCGTCCGTCCACTGCAGGCGGTCTGACAGGGCCAGCGCGTCGCCGGTGGCCAGGCGAGTCAGCGTGATCGACATTACGCGGCCCTCCGCTGCGCGTCCACGGCCTGGCGCAGGAAGTCGTCCACGTTCGATTGACTCTTGGCGTCTTTAAAGTCGGCGCGCCGCTGCGTGCCGTCCACCGTGAGGTATGTGACGTACTGATTGCCGCCGCCGGAGCCATTGCCGGTGCCCGTGCTGATGCCGCTGCCGCCCGACGATGTGCCGCTGGCGCTGGACTTGGGCGCATCGGCCTGCGCTGGCCGGGTGACAGCGGTGCCATTTCCGCTCTTGCCGCTGGCGATCACCAGTGCCTCGAGGCGCGCGTACTCGCGGCGCAGGTTCGCGTAGTACTCGCCGTTGCCCGGCAGATTCGCAACGCCATATTGATCCGCCTCGTCCAGCTTGATCTTGATGTTGGCCGCGTCGATCGCCTCCTTCATACCGATGGCGCCGTCGCCAAACAGCTTGGCCACGCGCTGATTCATCTGGGCCTCAGACTCCACCGCGCTGATGACTTTGCCTTCGCCATCCTTGGCCCAGCCCTGCGCAAAGCGGCTAGCCATGAAGGCATCATCTTGCTCTTGCTTCTTCCGATCGCGGTCAGCCTCGGCCTTCTTCTGGCCGGCGCTCTCACCGGGGCGCCCATACTTGTCTTGCAGGTACTGCTGGAACTTGGCGGCTTTCTCGGCCTCCTTTTGAACGTCGCGGATGCTGCCGCCCACACCGCGCCAACTCTGAGCCATCTGCGCCGTTGCGCCCTTCGTGGTGGAGGCGGCTTCCACAGTGGCCCTGCCGACGTCGTCGATCGAGAGCTTGACGCCTTCCTGCGCGGCGCGGGCTTGGATAGCGGTGCTGGCGATGCCGCCATTGGCGGCGATCATGCGCTCGACCATCACTTCAGCCGCTCTGCGCTTGCGCTCTTGCCAAGCCACGTAACTCTCGCCCTCCTGTGCACCGGCGCGCACCATCATGGCGTAGGCGTCCTCTGCCCGGCGCGCGGTTTTCGACAGTTCGTCCCGGCTTTTCATGCCCAGTTCGGCAAACGCCTCGCGCAGGCTGTTCACACCCGGGCGGGACCGATCAAGCTCGTCGCTCAGCTCACGGGCCTTTTGCTTGGCCTGGTCGAGCAGGCCGTCTGTCACCTTGTCGCCCAGCACGCGACGCATGGATTCGATCTGGGCCCGCACTGCTTCAATTGCCTGCTGGCTGTCGGCGGCGTTGATGCCCTTGGCAATGCTGGCCTCCAAAGCGCGGCCAGTGTCCACGCCTTGGGCCTTCAATCGGTCCAGGCCATCAATGATCTGATCCGTGTCGTTGATGGCCCCGCGCGCGCTTGCGCTGATCTTGCCCCGCAGGTTGTCGTAATCCAGGCCTGTGCGCTTCACGGCTTCGCGCAGGGTGGAGTCGGTCAGCTGCGCCAGGCGCTCGGCTTCGCGCTGGCTGCCCATGAACGCGGCGCGCGCCATCGTCTCGAACTGAAGAAGGTCTTTGCCGTCCAGCGCCGATGCCCATGCGGCCTGGAATTCGCCGACGCCGATCTTCCCGTCGGCAAGCAGCTTGTCCAGCGTCGATGCGAAGTCTTTAATGCCGTCGGTCTTGGTGAGGTCAAAGCCCTTCGTGATCTCGCTCACTGCCTCGGCGGCGGTCTTGCCATCCTTGGTGAGCTTGTCGAACTCGGCGGAGGCGGCCCGTGCGGCCTTGCTCAGCTCGAACTGCTTTTCAATGGCATCTTGCGTCTTCAGCGCCAGATCCCGGCGCATCTCTGCGGACTCCGCAGCAATGCGTGCGTTCAGCTTCTCCTGCTCTGCAAGCTCAGCGCTGCGGTCCTTGTAGCCCATCAGCTTGGCCGCAGCCTCGCCGATCCAGGTGCCGTAACTCTTGAAGTTCAGCGCGATGTCCAGCGCAAGCAAAGGCCCGAAGCCGCGCACCAGGCCGCCCACTGCCCCGGTCAGCAGGCCCAGCTTGCTTGTGGTCGCCGCAGCGGCAGCGCCCGCGGCCTCTTTCTTGGCGGTCGCGCTACCCAGCGCCGCGCCCATTTCGCCCCATGCCTTGGCGTTGGACGGCACCGCAGCGCGCTCAGCCTCCAGCGCGACACGCTGGGCTCGCATGGCAGCTGTGGCGGCCTGGGATGCCGCCGCATGTGCCGTCTGCGCGGCTGCGCTCTCGCGCGTCGCAGCCGCGTGGGCGCCAGCCGCTGCCGCGCCATCGCGTGCTGCGGTGGCCCCGCCACGTGTAGCCGCTGTGTTGGCGCCTTTGGCGGTCGTGTTCCCGACAGTGGCCGCCGTATCGGCTTCCACGGCCAGTTTGATCTCCAGCCAGTTGCGCGCCATGTTCAGCGCTTTCCACGCGCCGAAGGTCATGCCCGCGTGCGTCATGGCGCTGGCGACAGTGCCGATGTTGTCGGCCAACAAGCCAATCGACTTGGCAGCGGCAGCCGTTGCACCGTTGGCCTGGTCGGTGTCGGCCAGGTAGCGCTGGAAGCTGGTGCGTAGGTTTTCCATTGCGCGCCCGACCGTGACGGGCACCTGCGCGAACTCGCCCTTCACCACGTCGGTCTGCTTGCGCAGGGCGCTGATCACCGTCTCTGATGTCAACTGGCCGGCTTCGGCCATCTTGCGCAGCTCGCCGGTGTTCACACCCAGGCCATCGGCCATGGCCTGCGCCAGGCGCGGCGCCTGTTCCATCACGCTGTTGAACTCGTCGCCGCGCAGTACGCCGCCCTGCAGGCCCTGGATCAGCTGCGTGATGGCCGCCTTCGACGCCTCGGCGCTTGCGCCACCAATCTGGATCGCTTGGTTGATCGTCTCGGTCAGCCGCAGCGACTGCGCTGACGCGTCCTGTGTGGATAGACCGGCGTCCTTTCCTACCTTGGCAATGCGAGCAAACAGATTGCCCGTTTCCTCCAAGGCGCTGTTGGTGCGCAGGGCAACGCCCTGCACGTCGTCCATGGCGCCCGCCAGCTGCTGGCCGCGCCCCACCACCAGGCCGATGCGGGCTTCCAGGTCGCGGTACTCGCCGACCAGACGGGCAACTTCCTGCGCCCCCGCTATCCCCTGCTGTACACCCAGGAAGCCGAGCAACTGGCCGCGCGCACGATCAAGCTGCTCGCTGATCGATTCGATGCCCGACTTGATGGAGCGGCTGGTGCTGTTGACAAGGCCGCCCGCCTGAACGCTGGACTGGGCCATCTGGCCCTGCTTGCGGCCCAGCTGGTCGATGGCCGCGGCAATCTCGCTCAGGCGTGGCTTGGCCTCAGCGTTGTCCACCGCGATTTTGACGCCAACGACCTTATCGTTCATGATCCGCACCCATGAAACGCGCAAGCTCCCGCCCGCCGTCCCTGCCGGTATTCGCCTTCTGGTTGATGGTGTTTGCCGTCAGCGCTGGCCTGTACAAGGGCCTGCCGCTGCTGCTGCTGGCGGGCCTGGTGGCGCCGCCGGTGTTGCTGCTGGTCTGGGCGCTGCGCAGCGTGCGCTAGCGCCCGCGTTTACAGCCAGGTCGTTCGCATGAACTTGCTGACGCCCGCGCCTGTGATGGTCGGGTCTTGCAGCAAAGAGCCTTCCACTTCGAGGTTCATAAAGCCCTTGGGCTGAATCAACGCCAGCTGCTTGGTGACGCCCTGGCTGACGCGCCACAGATCCACCACCGCCGCGCCGCCCTGCATCACTTCGTTGATGCCGGCGTAGCGCATCTGCAGCTCGGGCGCCTTGGTGACCAGGTGCTCCACCACGACCTGGTCAACGTGGCTGCCACTGACCCAGATCTTCGCGCCGTTGGTCAGGCCGGAAGCGGTGGGCAGGAACCAAATACCTTCGGGGCGCACCTCGAAGTTGCCGGGGGCGGTCACTGCGGTGGCGGTGGCCACATCCGCACCGGTCTTCAGGGTCACGCCCGTCATGCCGATGTAGGGCAGCGGCAGCAGCGCGCCCAGGTAGGCGGTGTACTCACGGTCAGTGATCGTCGCCGCATCCTTTTCATCAATGACGCCGTACACCGCGCGCGCCAGGTTGACGATGCTGATGTCGGCCAACTTGGCCTTCACGGTGGCGCCGGTGACACGACGGCGCTCGGCGTGGATCGCGCCGCCCGCCACCGTCATGTCGTCCTGGGTCTCCACATCTTCCTTGTACTCGGTGACGAGCTCCAGCACGTTGCCGATCGGCGCCAGGCCGGCGGCTGAGTTCCAGGGCTTGGCGTACACCTGGCCGACCATGGCCACGGGACGGTAGATCTGCTTGACGATGTTCTCTGCGGGCATGAGTCACTCCTGCTCAATAGGGTTGGGGTTGCTTGTGAAACACTGTTCTCACGTCAAACGTGAATGGCAAAAATTGGGTTCCCGAGTCGAACCACGGCGCGCGCTGCTGGTCGCTCAGGGCGACAGGCAACGTCGCTCCTTCGACGCGCGCATGCAGCAGTGCAGACAGCACCAGGCCGGCCAGCGGGCCTAGCGCCTCCCGGGCTTGCTCGCCGGTTCGCGTGCTGCCCACGTGGCGCACAACGCAGACCACGTGCCACCTGTGCAGCAGCAGCACCCGCGTGCCCTGGTTCTCAATTACCTGCGGCGCGCCGCCGTAGATCACGTGCACGGCGGGCGCCAGTTGTTTGGCCACCTTTACGTCGGCCAGGTCGGCCGCGGCCAAAACATGCACGGCGGGTTTCAGGCCCGCTGTCGCGGCCTTGACGAGCTCGACCAGGCGCGGCTCGATCGCCAAGAAGTTGTTGCTCTGCGCAACCGTCATGCCTGCCGTGCTCATCGGTAGCCCCCGTCCACATCGCGCCCGATCTGGCGCGGTGCAAAGTCGTGGAAGGTGTCGCCCGACGCAGGGCCGCTGGCGGCCGTGGCGCCAGGCTCGCCGCCCCAGGGGCAGACCAGCTTGGCCTTGCCCTCGGCGATGGCCTGCAGCTCGGCCGTGGCCGTCTTGAAGCGGCGGTACACCTCTGCCTCGGGCGCCAGGTCGTCGTACAGGTAGTAGCGCGCGATGTCGCACACGATGCGCGTCAGCTGGGGCGGCGGCACGTACTCAACGGCGCCCACCCCCGCCGGCTTGGCGCAGCCTGCCAGCGGCAGCGCGAACACTGCGCCCAGGCAGCCGTCTGCCAAGGCATGCGCGTCGTCCAGCTTCAGCTCGACGCGCGCAACCTGCACAGCGGCGTTGTCCGGGTCGGTCAGCTGGATCATCTCCGGCTCGCCGAATCGGGCAACCATGTCCTGGGGCGTGGCGTAGCGCATGGCGGCTTGCAGGCGATCAGGCGTGGGCGTGCTTGACGATCTGCACTTCGACCAGCTGGCCGGCGCTTGCGGCATCCATCGCCACGGCGCAGTTGTCGGTCAAGGTGCCGACAGCGGCCTTGCCCGAGCCATCTGCCGCCGGCTTCACGTAGGCGCCCTTGGTGATGGCTGCACTGGCCTCAACCAGGTAGCTGTAATCGGTGACGACTGCAACAGCCTCGCCGATCGCGGCGGCGTCTTCGGACACGCCGATGCTGTCCTGGTTGCCATTGGCGGGCGCGGCGGGCGCGTGGGTGCCGGCGCGGCACACGAAGCGGTTGGCGGCCACGGCGGCCGTGGCTACCACGGTCTCGGCGTGTCGCTTGTCGAACTGACGGGTCATTGTCGGTGCTCCTGTGAAGTTGAGGTGCGTGAATGCGGTGCTTTCACCCAAAAGGCCCACCGGCTGTGAAGCGGGTGGGCTAAGGAGGCGTGCAACGCCCCAGAGGAGGGAATCAAGATCAGCGCTTCGGCTTGGGCTTGGGCGCTGGGGGCGGCGATGCGGCGGGTTCTGGCGCCGGGTCGGCGGTCGGCACGTCAGCGGTGTCGGGCTGGTCGGTTGCCGGCGCAGCGGCAGCGTCAGCGGCATGCGCCTGTTCTGCTTCGCGGGCAGCCTTGGCGGCCATCAGCGCGTCTTCGTCTTCACGTTTGAGCTCGGGCAGCGGCTCGCCGGCGTTGATCACGGTGCGCTCGCCGTTGACGATGACCGCCGTGGCCACCAAGGCGATTAGGTTGCGTTTTGTGGTGCTCATGCAGGTCTTTCAGATGGGTTCACGAAGGCCCGGCGGCGCGGCAATTCAATGCCAGGCTTGGGTGCGCCGCGGGGGGTTCTGCTCAGCTCTCTCGGCTTGGGTTTATTCCGCTCAGACCGGGTTCTGGAACAGGAAGCCGGCGGCGCCGCGCACCAGCGTGGGCTTGCGCTCATAGGTGGCGCCGTAGATCCAGCTCTTGGTGCCGCGGTCGTAGTACGGCGTCTCCACGAACGGGTGGCCTTCCAGCGTGCCGGTGAAGCCAAAGGCGGGCTCGCCCAGGCTCAGGTTCTGGCCGCTGGCGCCGATGTTGGGCACGTAGGCCAGGATGGCGTTGTTGCCCCACACGTCGGCCACCACGTCGGCGTCCGACGTCCACACGGCATCGGCCACCACGATGTTGGGCACATTGAGGATCGACTTCAGCTGGTCGATGGTGGCCGGGCCCAGCATCGTCGTCGGCAGGTAGCTCTTGACCTCGGCATTCATGGCCAGCGCGTTCAGCACGGCAGACGGAATCACCAGGGTGTTGGGCCGTCGGCCCGTCTTCTGGCGAATCACCTCGCTCTTGGCGCGCACATCGGTCACAGGCGTGCCGGTGGCCGCGCTCCACTTCGTACCGCCGGACAGCGCCAGCACGTTGCCGGCGTAGGCCGCACTGTCGGTGGCCAGGGCGGCGGCCTCCATCTCGAAGCTCAGCGTCAGGATCTGCAGCGCGGTGTTCACCGCGATCTGGCTGATGGGGATGTTCAGGCCCACATTCAGGCGCGCAGCCTCGTCCTGTTCCTGGATCAGCTCGCGCGGAATGGGCACGTCGATCGCGTGCTGGTCGATGGTGTAGGCCTTGCCTTCCCACTTGATCGTCACCTGCTTGGTGGCGGCGCCAGGCGCGCGGCGGGTGTTGTAGGCGCGGGTCGCTTCGTCGCCCAGCTGGCCCAGCTGGAAGCCGCGCAGCGCGGTAGGCAGCATGGGGAACAGCGAATGCGCCGCCATGCTGGCAGCCTGCGCGGTGCCTGCGGCCAGCATCAGGCCGCCCAGGATCGGGTTGGCCAGGCGGATGTTCTTCGGGGTCATGTCGATTCCTTGAATGGATGGATGACGGGGGTTCTCGTGCGGTGCGTGTCGGGTGCCGGCGCGCTCAGCTGGTGAAGCTGGTCACCTTGCCCAGCGCCTCGGCGTAGCTCACCTCGGGGTGTTCACCCTGGTAGCGGCGCGCGGCCTGGTCGATCTCTTCGTCGGTCTTGCCACGGGCGTCAAAGCCCTGGCCAAGCTGGGCAGTGGCCATCTCGCCGAACGACACCACGGCGGTGCGGCTGGACATATGGCCCTGCAGCCAGGCGCACATCTGCAGCGGTGTGATCTGCGTGGTGCTGGCGCCCTCGCTGAAGCTGACCGGCTCGCTGACGGCGGCCAGGGTTTCCAGCGTGGCAACGGCGGTGGCCTTGTCCTTGGGCAGCAAGCGGCCGGCCTTGACTTCGCCCTCGGCAAACGCGACGAAGCCGGCGCGGCGGTCGGCTGCGGCTTTCTCAGCGAAGCTGGCTGCGGCCTTGTCAGAGGCTGCGCGCGCTTCATTGGCGATCTTTAGATCGTTCTGAAGTTTGGCGTTGGCATCGTCTTTGGCCTTGCTGTCAGCGCGCAGGCGCTCGAGCTCGGCCTTGTCTGCATCACTCATGGTTTGCTCCTGTGGTTGAGTGGTGGCGGGAGCCGGCGCAGGCGCGTCGGCGGTTTCTGAAAAGCTCACGGCTTCGGTGGCGTGGTCCATGAAATCGATGTCCTTCAGGCCAGCCACGGCGGGCGGCTGCGCGCCCAGGAAGGCCACGTGGCGCAGGTACCACTTGCCGGGCGTCGGGTTGTGCGGTGCGCCGGGCGGGTAGAAGCTGGCGCTGCGCTTCTTGAAGCGCTTGGCCTTCACCATCTCGGCGAAGGCGGGGTCAACCTCATGCGGATCGACAGCCAGGTTGCCGGCGTCGTTGATGAACACGCGCTTGACCCAGCCGTACGCGGGCAGGTTGTCCTTGGGGTGGCCCACCGTCAGCGGGGCTTCGCGCAGCGCCGCGTTGTAGGTGGCCACCATCTCTTCGAGCTGGGCGCGCGTGAAGGTGTGGGAATTGCCCGCGTCGTCGCGGTGCGTGCCAGCGCGGAAGATTTCGATGCCGCCCGGCAGTTGGGCTGCCGTTTCCGCTGAAGTGGCGCCCGCGCCGCTTTGCGCGGCGGAGGCGGCGGCGCTGGGGGCGGCGATGATTGCGGGCGTTGAACTCATGGCCGGCATCGTCGCGCGACGAGCCTGGCCGGCCTAAATGACCAGAGTCAGTGATTCAGCCTATTCGAGGGCCAGGGTACCCTGCCGCCGCGCACGCTCGGCGCGCAGCCAGCGGGCCTCAATGCGGCGTACGTGGCGCTCGCTGATGCTCAGCAGCTGCGCCACGCGTGCGTAGTCTTGCCGGCTGCTGGCGATCAGCTCAATCACGCGGGCGGCCATGCCGCTGAGCTTCATGTCGCGGCCCTGGTTGATATAGGGCTGCGTGCCGCCCAGGTCGCTGGCCACGCCCAGCATCAGCTCGACAGCCAATTGTGCGGCCTGCGCGGCGTCGGGCGCGCGGGCCGCTTCACCGCGCGACACCAGCGTGACGTACAGCGAGCGGGCGATATCGCGCCAGGATTCAGGCCAGCCGGCGGTGCGCGCTTCAATAGGGGCGATCTGCTCGGCCGTCAGCTCTGCCAGGTCAGGCCGTGCGGCCGCCAGCAGGTCCAGGTCATCGGCAAGCAGATCGCCGCTCATGTCAGCGCACCTCGTGGCCGCGGCGCTGCCACAGCTTCAGCGCTTCGATGACGCTGTCCTGCTGGGCCGGGGTACAGAACCGCAGGGCGCTCATGCCGGTTTGGCGGTAGACGAAGCTGTCCAGCGCCTGGCCGGTGGCATGCTGCACCATGCCACGCCGGCCCATGTCTTTCCAAATGGCCCAGACCTTGCGCTCGCGCGGCGTCGCCTGCTTGTAGCTTTCCTGAAAGCGCGCCCGGCGTCCGGCGTCAGCGACGCCCATGCGCTCGGCCAGGCGCTGCATGTGATCGCGCACCTGTTGCTGCTGCGCGGCCGAACAGTCCTTGCTGCTGGTGTGCCCGGTCAGCTGGTGCAGCAACACACGGTAGTCGTCGTCGGACAAGCGCAGCTTGCCCTTGAGGGCATGAATTGCAGCGACGTGATTGGCCATCGGCTACGCTCCAAACAACGGCGCAGGCGACAGCGACACGCGCTCTGCAGGCAGGTCAAGCGTCTGCGCCAGCAGGCCGCCGTCCGCCGCCCGCGACACCGCGAGCAGCTGGCCGGTGCGCGCGGCCAGCCCGCTGGCCGTGTAGGCTTGGCCGGCGTGGCGCACCTGACCGCCCGCGTAGACTTTGCGCAGAAACCAGCCCGAAGCCACCACGCCCCTGCTGGCCTTGTACGCCTCCCATGCCTGCAGAACCTTGCGCGGCTCGTCTGGCCAGTAGCCCTGGCGCAGCCGACCGACAGAACCCCTGGACAGGCGCAGCGCATCGGCGGCTTCTCGCACCGGCAGCCCGCGAACGAACTCCATCAAATCGGCCGGCGCGGATTCCGAGCCGCTGGCGCCGTTTTCTGGCCGAGGTGCGGCATCGGTACCTGCTCGGCACCGATCAGCGCCGCAACCCCGTCCCAAATCGTCCAGGCAGCCGTGTGCATGCATGGTCAACATCCCGATTCAGTTCACCGCGTCTTTCAGGCCCTTGCCGGCCTTGAACTTGGGCACCTTGGCGGCTTTGATCTTCACGGCGGCGCCGGTGCGCGGATTGCGCCCGGTGCGCGCGGCGCGCTTGCCCACAGCGAAGGTTCCGAAGCCCACCAGCGTGACGGCGCCGCCTTTGCGCAGCGTGCTCGTGATGGCGCCCATGGTCGCCTCCAGCGCGCGGGTGGCCGCAGCTTTGGAAAGGTCGGCGTTCTTGGCAATGTGTTCGATCAGTTCAGTCTTGTTCACGGTTAGCTCTTTCGATGGTTGGTGTTGAAGCCCGGTGTTGACGGACACCGGAAGCCGGGTTCGATGCGTTGCGGCTACTCGCCCCCGGTGCCGTAGGGGTCGCGCGCGCTGGGCGCGTCGTCGGGGGTGATATCGACTGCGGCTTGCTCCAGTTCGTCGACCAGTTCGCTCAAGCGGTTCAGGCAGAACTGATCGACGTCCTCCCACTGCGCGGCCATGTCAATCACGCGCTTACGGAAGGTGCGCAGGGTGCGCACATGGCGGGAGGACAACTGCTTGGCTGTGGGCGCGCTCATGTCAGCCGCTCCAGTCCACCCAGCGCGTCGACCAGGTCGGTGATCAGCCCGCCCAGCTCGCCCGTAGCCAAGGCCACGTCGGCTTCAAAACGGTCTGCGTCGGCGTTGGCGTCGGTCTTCTCGAACACGCCCTCTTGAAACGCTATGCGGCGCAGGTCGAACGTGTGGGTCAGCGTGAAGGCAACGCGGCCCTGCCAGCCCAGAGCCAGCTTGGTCGGCAGCTTGCCTTCGGCGATGTGCTGACGGATCTCGTCGGTCGCCAGGTCGTGGCGGCTGAATCGAACGAGCGCTGGCTCGTCGCCGCTGCCCTTCAGCTCGCACTCGCGCTCAACGTGGAAGGCATCCGGCAGCTTGTCGGCCGAATCGGCGGCCAGCCACGCGGCCATCACGGCTTGGGGCGTTTGCTGGGTGTGCAGCAGCCGCACTTCAAAGCCCTTGCCCGCCACGCGCACCAGGCTGGTCACCAGCTCATCGGCCTTGCTGACGGTGCAGGTGTCCAGCACCAGCCAGCGGCGAACCGGGTCGATCCAGGCGGTGACCACGGTGCGCCGTGGGAATGCGCTGGGCAGCAGCGCCTGCAGGGCGTCGTCACGCAGGTCGCGCAGCTCCTTCTTGCCCGGCTTGCGGCCGGTGGTCTTCTCGATCTCAGCGGCCGCCGCTTCGGCATGCTCGCGAACCGCGTCGCCGGGCACTGACTTGGTTTCAATCTGGAAGCGCGCGATCCAATCGCCGTCCACCGCTTCGACCAGGGCGCCGTGCGCTTCGCCGCGCGGGGGAATCCAGCCGGTGCTGCGCTGCTGGGTGGCCGTGCAGGGCGTGAAGGGCTCCTGCGCCAGCGCTTCTTCCAGCTGGGCGGCGGCGGTGGGCCATGCGGCGCCGATCTGATAGAGCTTGAGTTGCTTGAACATGTCGGCCCTTTCAGTGGACCAGCGCCAGCTCGGCGGCGGCTTGTTTGGCGGCGGCGATCCAGGCGGCTTTGCCATCGTCACTCAGCGCACTCCAGGCAAGGTAGCGGCCGAGGACGACCTCTCGGCTCTCGCGCTCTTTCACCCAGGCCCGGTACATGGCCTCGGCAATCTGTTCGTAGCTTTTCATTGGTCGTTCTCCTTCTTTGGTGTGGGCTTGCGGGCGATGACGGCGGGTGCGTAGCGGTCGCAGATGCCTTGCGGCACAACGAGGAACTTGCCGAGCGTGCAGTCGTAGCCCGTGGCTCGGCCGCCGTCGAACGTTATGGCGCCGGCGCTGCGATGGACGCAGTTGCAGCAGGCATCGCGCATGCCGGGGCTGCGGTAGCCCTGGGCGGCCTTGCGTTGGGCGAAGCGGTCTGCGCTCATTCGGGGCTGACGCCGTTCAGGTGGTTGATGGCTGCAACGCACGCGCCTGCAGACACACGGGCCTCGTCGGCCCACGCGAGGTGATCGGCCTCGCTCGGATCTATCGGATCGCCGGGCGGTTGAACCACCGTCTCCAGCGTGCGCGCCAGGCTGAGAAGGTCGGCCGCAGTGGCGCCCAGGGCCGCAGCGGTGGCCGCGCGGTTCATGGCGTCACCTCTGCATTGGCGTCTTTGGTGGCCTCGCGGATCACGGCGTTGACGGCCTTCTCGATCTCGCTGTCCACGCTCTTGATCAGCGTGGCGTCGGTGTCGGCGGCCACGGTGATGCCCAGGCGCTTGATGATGTTCGCGTCCAGCTTTTCCAGCGCAGCGGCGACGGGCGTTTCCTTCGTGCGGATGCACAGGGTCACCTGCTCGGGCGTGAGAGCGCCGCTACGGGCCAGACTGCGCAGGCGCTGGCACAGCTTCTCGTCGTCGTCCCAGGACAGGCTGCCTTTCTGCTTTTGCAGGCCGAACTTCAGGCCGTCGACGACGTAGGTGCGCGGCTTCTCGAACAAGGCGGGGTTGGCCTGGATGAGCTCGGCCAGGTCGTTGTGCTGCTTGGCAACGCGGCGTGCCAGGCCGCGAATGCCGGCAAAGTTTTCGTTCTTGACCACGTCGATGCCGGCCTGCATGGTGGCGAGCAGCTCGCTCAGCTTGTCGCGGGCTTCGCTGAGGGTGGCGGCGCGCTTTTGAATTTCTTCGAGTGTTGTCATGGGTGTGCTCCGGTGGGTCAGTGAAGGTGTGAGGCAGCCGATCCGAACTCTGCGGTGCGCCACAGTCGGAAGGCATAGCGCTGCAAGGCAGCGGCCCCCGCAGCGGTACAGCAGGGGTGCACTTCGGCAACAGCGACGTAGGCGGCGAGCAGCGCCTCCAGCAGCCGCTCGGGCGACGCGCCGGCGGTGAAGCCCTGATCGATAAGCGCGGCGGCCAGATCGGCCCGTTCGCGTGCGTCGGCATCTGCCGCGTGGTCAGGCGTCCCGCGGCTCATCGGAATGGCCCCAGCGAGGGAACGGCCAGGAAGTCGGCCGCGCCGGCCCGCACCGGGGCGCTGCAGGCCGCCGCATAGCAGGGCCTGGACATGGGCGAGCGCGCGTCGCATGCAGCGGCACGCTGGTTGCCCGGCCTGGTCGGCAGGCGGGCGCCTTCGGAGACGTGCGGCTGCGCGCTGCGGCTGATAGACCACAGCGTGCCGCGATGGCCGAAGCGCACCAGCCAGCCCAGCGTGACCAGGCGGGCCAGCGCTTTGCGGGCGGTGTCGACGCACATCGGCCGGGCGCGGAAGTCTGTCAGCAGCTCGCTGAGGTTGACTGTGCCGCGTGCGTGCACGATGCGGACGATGGCTTCGTCGCGCGGGTTCAGGCTGGCGCCGCTCATGATTGCGCTCCAAGCAGGCGCCAGAAGCGGGCGGCCAGGCGCTCGCTCAGCGTTAGGCCGTACGGGCCGTGAAACGCGAAGCGATAGCCCTCGGATTCAGGAAACGCCTGCTGCAGGGTGCGCGGCGTGCGGCGACCGCAATCGTTGATGTCGGGCGCTGGCAGGACTGGGCCGGCAGCCCGCAGGCCCCGGTTGGGATGAAGTGAAGCCATGTCAGCCCTTTCAAAGCAACTCGCGCGACAACGGCGCGGGCGGTGTCAGCGCCAGCACCGAAACGGCGCAGCGCTGCGGGAACTTGCGAATCGCCCACGCGGCTGCGTCGGCAGCTTCGGGCAGAAGGCGGCAGTACACGTACGCGCGGCCAAGGCACGTCACAGTGATCAGGAAGGTGCGCATGTCAGTTGCCCTCGCTCAGCAAACGGCGACCACGGCGGCGTCCACCTTGGGGTAGCCGGCATCGGCGGCGGCATTCATGGCGCGAGCGATCAGGTTGTGCACGGCCAGCGGGTAGCAGGTGCTGACAGAGCCTTTCTCGCCGGCCTTCACGCCGCGCGGCACATGAATCAGGCGCTCACGGATGGCGTTGAAGGCGTCTGGCTCAAACACGTCGTCTGGCCGCAGGTCAAAGCGCTGAAACTTGTGGGCGATGTAGCCCTCCAGGTCGTTGTCCAGCGGGTCCAGCTCCACCAGCTCGCACCGCTGCATCACCTCGCGCACCTCGCGGTTCTGGCTGTGCAGCAGGTTGCGCAGCTCGGGCTGGGCGATCAGCAGCACGCCCATCACGCGGCGCAGGCCGTCCTTCAGCTCGATGAAGCGCTTGAGGTGCTTCAGTGTGGCAATCGGCAAGCAGTGCGCTTCGTCGATCACAAGAAGGTGGCGGCGCCCGGCGCGGCAGCTATCGCGCAGGAGCTTGTGCAGCTGGTCGAAGCGGCCTTGCGGGCTGCTCTTGATCTTCAGCTGCGGGTCCAGCTGGTAGGCGATGGCCTCGGCAATGTGCGTGGAGCGCAGCGTCTTGCCCTTGCTGTCGTTGGCTTCCATGGCCAGCGTGTAGGGCTTGATCAGCACGATGTCCTGGCCCTCATCGATGATCCGCTGTTCCAGCGCCTCCAGCAGCGTGGTCTTGCCCGCACCGGACTCGCCGATCAGTGCCATGAAGCCGTGGTTGCGCGCAGCGTCCATCAGCGCGACGCGGGCGTAGCGCGAACTGACCGACTCAAACACATCATTCAGCGACTGCACGTCGTCCACGAAGGGCGACCGGGGCAGGCCGAAGTGCTTCAGCGCGGGCTGATGAACGGGGGTGTACTGGAGTAACATGGGTGCTTCCTCTTCGGTTGGGTTTTGGTTGATTTCGGCTGGGGTTGGAATGGCCAGCGGCGCGATGGCGTCGTTGGCAGGCGCCCTGCAGGCTGCAACCTGCGGGGCGTTTTCTTTTGGGGCGCGGGCCGTCACGCGGCACCGTCCAACAGATCGGCGGCGGCGCGCAGGCTCTTGGCGGTCAGCGCCTGAACACCGCAGGCGCGGGCAGCAGCCACCACGAAATACACGCCGGCGTTGATCGCTTCGACGCGCTGGGCGGCGCTGGGCTTGTCGCCCAGCACGTGCTCCAGCGTGTCCATGAAAGCGCCGACGAGGCTGAGCTCGACAGGGCTGAGTTCTGATCTGGCCATGGGAAATTCCTTCACTCGGTTGCACCGCCGCCGCCGACAACGCGCAGACCAGCGCGCACCGTGAGGCGGTGTTGCAGGTTGTCCAGCTCGTTCTCTGGCACACCGTCGGGGTACCAGGCGCGCAGCTGGGAAACGCGCTCGGGGTTCATCGCCACGCCGCGCTCTTTCAGGGCGCGCGTGGCTTGGAAGTGATTCAGCAGCGGGGCCACCTTTTCTGCTGCTCGGCGGCCCGCAATGGCGGCCGTTTGCACCTGCTCGGCATCGGGCAGCAGGCGCGCGGGCAGTTCTGTCTTGCCCAGGTGGGAATGCGCCACGGCGCCCTTGCCGTCATTCAGGTGGGCGAATGGGCGCGCGTTCTTGTCGCGCAGCTTTTCAGCCTCGGCGGTGGACGTGCCCGCACCCCAGGTCACTTCGGTGAGGCGCTTGGCCACCTCCTGCGCAGCGGTGTGCGGCGCCTGGCGGCGCTCCAGTCCAATGACCGGCGCAGACAACGGGCGGCCGTAGGCGTCGAACTCGCGCACCGGCTCCACTTCAATGAATCGGTCGCTCCCGTCTGCCGAAGGCAGCATCACGCGCAGGGCGCAGTCCGCCATCAGCAGCGGCACCAGATCCAGTTTTTGGCCGTTGTAGATCTCGCCCGCCCAGGGCGTCAGGTCGTACAGCTCACTGCGGCCAGATTGCGGGTGCACGAAGGTGATGCGGCTGTCGCGCACCATGCGGGTGTGTTCCTTGCCGGTCATGAACCACGCGCACACATCGCGGGCGGGCAGCTCAACCAGCGCGCCCGGCGTTTGCAGAATCAGGCTCCACAGGTCATCGCGCACGCGCTGTTCACCATCGTCGCAGCGCACGCGGGCATCGACGTGGGCGATGGCATTGGCGTTGTAGTCGCGCACCCAGGCGGCGGCGGCGGCATTCAGCTGTTCCACCGTGGTGACTGGCTCGGCGCGCAAGCGGCTTTCAAACTGGCGCTCAACGATGTAGTTGGCGCTTTCCACGCCACCCTTGACCCAGGCGTGGTGAGCGGCGTGGGTTTCATGGTTGACCCCCAGCGCATCCAGCAGGCGGCGCACGCCGGTGCTGGTGTTGGCGCTGCCTTTGTCCCACAGCAGCATCTGCGGCACGCCGTGCGACAGGCGCCCTTCAAACGCGCCCCAGGTGTGCATGAGGAAGTCGAACAGGCTGGCCTGGTTTTCGCCAGCGGCCTCGTAGTAGCGCACGTCGATGCAGCGGCTGGCATGGTCGTAGCGGGTGTAGCGCCACACCTTCAGCTTCACGCGCTCCATCGCCACGGGCTTGTTCTTGTTGAACCTGGCCTCGTTCATGATGACCTGGCGCCCACCCATGTAGTACATCAGGCACAGGGACGGGTCGATTTGATGGACGTGGTTGGGAAACAGGCTGCGCAGGCGCAGGTGGTTGCGCGCGTTGGCCTGGGTCTTCATGTCCATCTGCCGGCTGCGCAGCAGCGATGCCACGCGGCCCGGGGTGACATTGACCTCAAACCCGTTTTGCTCGGCCACATTCATGGCCACGCCGATCGGCTTGGTGGCATGCCCGTGGGCGTTCTGCCGCTGGGACGCCAGCCGCGTGCTGGCGATGAAGTCCAGCGTGTCGGCCGGCAGGCGGGTGCGCCCCTTGTCGCTGCGCACCTTGCGTTCCGGCCGGTAGCCGGCGTACACGCGCAGCTTGCGGTGCAGCGTGGCCAGGCTGTCGGTCTTGTCGGCCAAATAGGCGGTCTTGAGAGCCGTGGCCTCGCCATGCGCGGCGGCGGCCAGGCGGTCGCGCAAAGCGCACAGCTGTACCAACTCGTCGGGCGGCAGGGCGGCGGGCATCGGGTGTCCTGTAGCGGCGGCGGTCTTACAGCGCTTCGGTGGTGCCGAAGGCACCCAGCGTCTGGTTGAACAGCGTGGCGAAGCCGTCCAGCGCCTGGTGCGCGCGTCGGTAGCCGGCGGCCAGCTGATCGGCCAGCGCCTCGCGTGCTTGCGTCAACGAATCCTCATCGGCACCGGCTGCGGCTTCGTCCTTGATGGCCTCGGCGCGGATGCCGTCCAGCAGGCAGATGGACTTTTCAATGTCGCCCAGCGCCACGTGGGCCTGGTTGCGCAGACCTTCAAACGCCTGAGGCCAGTCGCGTTGACTCAGCTTCTTGCGGCCCGCGCGCTCGCCGGCCAGCTGCTGGCTGAGTTCGGCGCTGACGGACTGATGCCGATCCGTTTCTCGCTTCTGTTTTCGGAGCGCCTCGCGCAGATCGGACGCCGACATGCGGTCGATTTCGTCCATGTCGCTGAGCGCTTCCAGCTCATCGTCGTCGTGCGTGACCAGCTCAAGGAAGGCACTGGCAGATTTGACCTGTGTGCTCAAAACGGCCAAATTGGCCGATTTGGCGGTCTTAGCTGCAGCCTGCATGAATCGGCGCGCTGTGCGGTCAGCGAAGCCAAGTAGCTCGCAACGTTGAACGAATTCACCGTGCGGCGTCAGCTCCTTCAGGATCAGCAAGCGCTTGCCGCACTCCAGCAGGGCTTCCACGCTGCGGCGCTGGTAGAAGCGAATCTCGTCTTCGATGGTGCCCACGGTGATGGCGCCCTCGTAGCCGATCTGCGCCGCCAGCGCACGCGCTGACTCGGCTGCGGCTGCGGCCTGGTCTTGGGCGGCTTCGGTGCGCTCAACAATGGCGGGCAGGATGTCCTGGGACTCTGCAGGGGCGGTTTTGGTGGTGGCAGTGCGGGCCATGGTGTATCGGTCGGGTTGGTTGAGGAAAAGGGGCTGATCAGGCGCCGGTGAAGGCGCGGCGCTGGTCGTCCAGGCGGGTTTGCAGGCGATCCAGGTCGGCAGTGACGCGGAAAGTGAGGCGCGTGAAGGCGGGCGCTGGAAAGAAGCGGCCGTTCTCTTCGCTCTTGCGTGCCCAGCCCTTGGCGATCAGCTGCGCCATCACCTTGGTGATGTTGGGCGGCGTGGTCTTGGCGGCGGCAGCCAACTCGCTGTTGGTGGCGCCGGAGGCGGCGTAGCCGCACAGGACTTCCAGCACATCCAGCGTGCGCAGGGTCAGGTTGCGGTCGTCGGCGCTCATGGGGCAACCTTCACAATCGCCACAGGAGGCACACACATGGCTGAGTTAATTCCACATGGCATCGCCGCACACTTGATTGACGCGAAGAGCCGCGCCGACGAGGCGCTCGCACGGTCGGCTGTCTTGCACGAAGCGTTGGCGCTGCTCATTGGTGATCTCCACCGACGTGGCCTGACAGATGCCCTGCAGCTGGCCGATCGGCTTGAATATGCGCACCGAAATCCAGAGATTTGCCAGCTGATCCCTGGCGCAGCGGACATTGCGTCGGTGTTGGCCGCCCGCATTCGGGGTGCCTCCCTGAAGCCCGAGCCGCCAACAATCTCGCCGCCTCAAGATGGGTGATCTGTTCGGCCAGGGCCTGGTCGCTGGCTTCAAAGGCGGGCGTGGTACGCACCGGCCGCAGGTTGGGCACGTAGTGCGTGGCGCCGCCGTATTCCGCCCGCAGCTGCGCTGCTACGGCGGGGCCGGCCAGCTGCTCTATGCGCTTGATCAGGCTGATCTCCATGGCTTTACTCCGGTTGGGTTTGGTTGAAGGGAAGCTCCGGCTCTGCAAAGCCGGCCACGTTGGCGTGGTGGAAGGCCACGCTTTGAAGGTGGGCGCGCAAGGCATCCAAGACGGGGGCTGCGTCCGCACCACCGTTGGCCTTGTAGAAGTCGCTGAGCAGCTGCACGGCCTGCTGGAAGCCGCCGCCCAGCTGCACCAGGTCAGCGGTGTCTGCGCCACGCCCCGTGGGCATGTCCACCAGCAGGCGGCCTTGCGTGGCGGCCATCCAGCGGCTGGCCAGGTTGATGCCGCACACCGATTCGTACAGCGGAAGCAGCACGAAGGGCATGCGCCCGGACTCGATCCACTTGTACAGATTCCAGTGGTCGGGCAGGCCCATCAAGTCGGCGATGCGTTCCACGCTGAGGTTCAGCACTTCACGGGCGTGCTCTTTGCACTTGTGCAGCGCGTCCCTGCAGCTGCTGGGCTGATAGCGCTTCCAGAAGGCGCGGCGGGCTGGAGACAGCTTGACGGCCATGGCTTACAGAGCCTCCAAACAAATGCCGGCGCTGTGGCTGGTGCGCACTGGCCTGGCCTGAGAGGATTCAGACCTCACATGAAGAGGGAACAACATGACCGAAAGTGCAGAAGACTTGGCAGGCACCTTGGACGCGGTAGCACAAGCCTTGCTGACCTTGACCGCACAATTGGAGGCCAGGGGAATCATTGACGGCCCCGGACTGTGTGCAGCGTGGCGCGCGCGGCGGGCACCAGCGGACGCCAGCGGCGCGCACGCTGCGGCGCTGCTGCGGACGATGGGACAGCTGGCGAATGGGCTTGATCAGGCGCGCGCGACGCGCCAATCACGGGGGCGCTGAGCGGGCGACCATAGTCGTCGTACGCCGGTGTAGGATGCCGCTGCGACATGGCGGGCCGTTCAGGCGGCGAGCTGCAGGCGGGTGGCAACGGGGCGCGAGGTGCCCTGCTTCAAGCCCAGGTCTACGGCGATGTCATGCGCCTGGCCGCGCAGGCACTTGTACTTTGGGTTGTCCTCTTTGTCGTTGATGATGGCCCAGACGACCGTGACGCTGTAGCCGCGCTTGCGCGCCCAGTCCGAGACGGAAACGCCTTTGTGGGCGAAGTCGGCGCGGATCTGCTGGCGGGTTTTGAGGGGCATGTGGTGCGCTCCGTAGTGCTTAAGCAGGCTGCAACCTGCTTGGGCTTGTTGGGTTTTGTTGAAGCGATTATGGTGCGGATATCCGCACCTTGTCAACACATGAATGCGGATTTATTCACCATCGGCGCTCGACTGAAGGCGGAGCGCGAACGCATTGGTCTGGCCCAGACGGCCTTTGCTGCGCTAGCCGACGCGGGCAAGCGCACGCAGATCGATTGGGAGAAGGGCGTGTCGTCTCCGACTGCGGCCCAACTGGCGCGGTTCGCGGCCTCTGGCGTTGACGTGCTCTATGTCATCACGGGCGTGTACGCTGGCGGGGTCAAGCCGGCGCCCACGATCACGGCCGAGGAGGAGGCGCTCTTGACGCTGTTTCGCGCGGCGCAGCCAGCTGTGCGTGGCGCAGCCATCGGCGCATTGATGGGCGCGCCCTCAGGCGGTATGACGCAAACGCAGTACGGCAGTGGCACACAGCTGGGCCACGTGACTGGCGACGTGAACATCGGAAGCCGAAAACTTAAAAACTGAGGGCGCCATGGGGGGGGGCAAAGACAACAAGGTGCTGATAGCCCTGGTGAACGCGGTCAACGGCTTGTTGACCCGCCTGGGCTGGCGGATGCACCAGCACGGCAGCGGCACGCAAGTCGGCCGCGTGGGTGGCAATGTGACGATCAACCACTTCCATGCCCAGCCCGACCGAACGGCGCCGCCGCAGCCAACGGTGGCGGACGTGCTGGCGCTGCTCGATGCGCTGGAGCCCTACGGCAAGCGCGGCGCGTTGCTGGACTTCATGGCAACTGAATTTGGCACGCGGCGCGTCGTGGAGTTGGACGCGCTGGCGCTAAGGCGCACGTGGGGTTATGCCCGCACCACGCTGACCCGCGCGCGATGGATGGCGCGCCAGAGAAGGGGCGCACCATGACCGTGGTTTTGACGGTTCGCATCGGCCGCATCGGGGTCAACCCCATGGAGACCGAGGAGTACGGGCTCGACCGCCGGGCCAGCGCGCTGAAGAAAGCAGGCGACTGGAGCGGCGCCATTGCGGCGTTGCACGAGCGCAAGGCGCTGATGGGCGTGGGCTGGACTGACGACAAGCTGGCGAAGTACCTGCAGCATGCCGGGCGCTTCGACGAGGCGATGGCAGAGATTCAGTGGCTGCTGGACAACTCACAGCGATATGTGGAACAACTGCTGGGTCACCGCCCCGCCAGCGTGCAGCAGTCATCGCGCGCGGTGCACTGCATGCAGGTGCATCGCGCTGCGGCGCTGATCTGCAAGCGCGAGGGGCGCGCGGATCTGCAGGCACACCACGAACACCTGGCCGAGCGCTATGGCGCGATCAGGGCGCGCCTGGAGCCGATTGCCCGGGAGGCAATGAAAGGCAGCTCAGGCGGCAGCTCAGGCCAGAGATTTCCCATTGACAACGAAGGAGTGAGGGATGAAAAAGCAGTGTTTGAAATGCGGTCTGGTGAATGAAAACGCGACCGGCGACGAGCTGGAGGCGTGCCCAGGCTGTGGCGCCATTTACAGCCGGGTGGCGGCAGCGGCAGCCGCCGCGCGTGGTGTTTTGCCTACCCCGCAAGGTGCCGGCCCTGCAGCGTCACCACGCCGGCCGGTGCAGGTTGGAGCCTATGTGACCCAGCTGCGAGAAAACAGCATCTATCCGACCTTCCGGCAAGTGGTCAACATCTTTGCGATCGTGGGCTATGTGTTGGCCGCACTGGTCGCGCTGGGCGCGCTGTTCAGCCTGGTCAAGGTGAACATTGGCGCAGGCCTGCTTGGGCTGGCGTTTGCCATCTTCCTGGTGGTGGTGACGCGTATGAGCAAGGAGATGTCCTTGATGGTGGCCGATGCCAGCGATGCGCTGGTGCGGATGGCGGCGAGAACAGAGGAACGCTGAACGATGGCAGCCGAGCAACCAATAGTCATCGCTTCAGATGCGACAGCAGAAGAAGTACTTCGACAGGCCCTCGCGCGCGAATTGACGCTGCATCCTGGCAAATCGCTTGACCTATCCAAATGGCCGACTGTAGAGATCACACTTACCGGCGCACACTACGACGGGACCATTACTGCGGCAACCGGAAAAGCGCTGGTAGAGGTTCAACATGCAGTTGATCAGGCATACCTGCGCCTAGTTAGACCCGATGGCCGGCGCCTGACGGACGCTGAGAAAAATAAGATGGCAGTCACTGCTACCGTCGAACGTGGCAGTTCTGTGGTAACAGTCGACTTCAGCGGTGCGCTGACCCAATTGACAACGGAACTGGCGGGCAAGATGAGTCCGATGGACATTGTGATCACGGTGCTTGGGCTAGGCATCATTGCTGGCGCAACGGTGGTAGCCAAGCAATTTATAAAGTCGCGGGCAGAAGCCGCTGGCAAGTCGACGGAGTTGGCCACTCAAGTGGCGCTGTCTGAACAAGAAACCAAACGATTGAAAGTAGTCACGGAGGCTATGGCTCGTCAACCGGCGTTGGTTTCGGCTCGCGACGATTTTGACGATGCGCGGGACGCCATTTTGCGCAGCGCCTCCGATGCAACGACCATTCGGCTCGACGGAATACAGTTGACGGGCGAGCAGGCTCGGCGGCTGACAAGAGAGCCAAGAGCCACTTCACAGGAAGTTCAGCTCAATGGCGTCTACCTAATTACGGAGGTCTCCTGGCCACGCGATGGCTCCGCCGTCCTGGAACTCCGGTCAACCGAGCGGTCGCTTGAATTCAAAGCCTCGTTGGACACGAGATCACTGATTCAGGCCGACAAGGATCTTCTGGCTGCGGCTGAATGGAACCGGACTCCGTTGTACTTGTCCATAAATGCGCGCACTCTCCGCGGTAACGTAACCAACGCCACCATCGTTGGATTCGACTGGGATGCCTTGCGCGACGGCAAAGCGCCCGCAGGATAGTCGTGAGCATATAAATTCCGGAGGGCTGGCAGCCCTCTTGCCGTCGTCTTGAAGCGCCGCGATCTGCGCTCACCACGCGCACAGCACTACCCCTACCCCATCTCCTTGGCCACCATTGACGGCGGTCATTTACGCGCGCGCGTGCGTGCGCGCGAACATCCATCGCATGCCCCCGACGATGCCTGCCGACATGCGGTGCGCGAGCTGCTCGCGCTTCTCGGACGAGCGCGCTTCGTTGAGGGACTACGGCTTCGGGAACTGCGCGCACATGCCCATCTACAGGCAGGTATCGCGCAGTGCCCGGTGCGCGTTCAACCCCTGTCGATGGAGCAATGGCGATGCAGGACGAAAAGAAGGCTGCGGGCTGGCTGATGCGGCTGGCGCGGGTGCGGATGGCGGATTGGGTGATTGCGGCGGCGCTGCTGACCGTGCTGGTGTGGCTGATAGCCCCGCAACAGGTGCCGGTGACGGTGTACAAGCTGAGCCTGGTGGCGTTGGCCGCCGTGGCGGGCTACTGGATTGACCGAAGCCTGTTCCCGTACGCGCGGCCCGATCTGTTCTTTGAACTGCGGCACGGCAGCGAGGAAGCGCCGCAGGAAACCACGTTTACCCAGCTGGGTGGCGTGATCAATTTTGCCGAACAGGCGACATCCATCAACCTGGAAAGTGCGACGGCCGACCAGTTGACGCGCCTGGCGGCGGTGGCGATGGTGCGGCGCGCCGTGATCGTGTCTGCAGCAATGCTGGCGGTGAGCCTGGGGGCATGATGCGACACAGCTGGTTGCGTGACGCTGCCCTGGCGATGCTGGCAACCATCGTCGCCATCGCCTTGGGCACGGCGGCGGCGCTGGTGATGGTGGCGTCGCAGGCACATGCCCAGGTGCCACCCGCTTCGGCACGCTACAAGCTGACGCTGCTGCGTGAAGCGCACAGCCAGTGGGGCCTGGATGCGCCGGTGCCTGCGTTCGCTGCGCAGGTACACCAAGAGAGCGGTTGGCGGCCGGAGGCGATCAGCTACGTGGGGGCGCGCGGGCTGGCGCAGTTCATGCCGGCGACGGCGACCTGGTGGTGCGCGCGCGAGGGCACTGCGGCTGCGGACTGCCTGCCGCACAACCCCAGTTGGGCGCTGCGCGCCATGGTGGGCTACGACAAGCACCTGTACGACCGAACGCCAGCGCGCATGAGCCGGTACGACCGCCTGTGGCTGGCGCTGCGCGGCTACAACGGCGGCGAGGGGCATTGGCAGGCCGAGGGGCGAACGACCGGCCTGGCGGCGCCGACGCGCCAGCAGATTGATGCGGCCTGCGGCCGCGCACGCCGCGCAACGGTGCATTGCAAAGAAAACCTGGGTTACCCGCGCCGGATTTTGATTGACCTGCAACCACGCTACGCCACATGGGGCGCGGCCTGGCAACCCTGAGGACGAAGCACATGGGCACCCGTGAACTGACGTATGGCGAGCGCGCCGTGGGCATTGGCTTCAACCCCAATGGCGACGCTGCCGTGGCGGCCAGCAAGATGACCTTTGCGCAGGCGATCGACCAGATGGATCGGCTGCGCGCGGCATCAAGCAGCCCCGAGCAGAAGCGGCTGGCCAGCCTGGCCATTACCGAGGCGCAGTCGGCCCAGATGTGGGCCGTCAAAGCGCTGACCTGGAAGGACTGAGATGACCGCCGCAGCGTGGGCCGTTGTAGCCAAAGCCATTGCCGCAGGTGTGTTGGCGGGCGTGCTGGCGCTGGGCGTTACCCGGTGCCAGGAGCACTACCGCGTGCAGGGCCGCACCGAGGTGCAGGACAAGTGGGACAAGGCCAAGGCGGAAGACGAGCGCCTGGCCGCCAACGCGCGCGCTGCCAAACAGGCCAGCGCGCGTGCCGAGGAACAGCAAAAGGCCAGGAAGGCCGAGGAGAACGCGCGTGCGCAACATAAACGTGATCAGGCTCTTGCAGCTGGCAACGCTGGCGTGCAGCGCAGCGCTGATGGGCTGCGCGGCGACATTGCCGGCGCAGACGGGCACAGCAGCGCAAGACGTGCCGCCGGCACGTGCGCCGCTGCCGACGCCGAAGCTCATGAAGCGGCAACAGCCCGAGCGCTACTTGGATCGTGCTCAGACCGATATCGAGCAGTGGCGAAAGACGCTGCAGAGCTCGCAGCCACCGTGAACGATCTGCAAGACCACGTGATCGTTGTGCAGCCTGAGGCGGCGGCGCTGCTGGAGGAAGCTGCGCCATGAACCTGACGGAAGGCTTGATGGTGCTGGCGCTGGTGGTTTCGATCTGCTCGCTGATCTACACGCTGTTGACCACGCGCGCGCTGCTGCTGCGGCAGAACGCGATTGAGCTGCGGCAGCAGCAGGTGCCGTCAACCAAGGAGTTCACCGATATCCGGGTGCAGCTGGCCAGCGTGGAAGGCAAGCAGGAAGCGGTGCTGGCCGAGGCGCACGGCGCGCGGGCAGCGATCCGGCGTGTGGAAGATTTTTTACTGAAGTCGAGCATCAACCATGACTCAAAATTTTGAACGCCACTTGGCCGAGGACCGCCGCCTGGTGATCCTGCGCATGCTGGCCCACAGCATGGGCTATTCAGCGAACGCCTACGCCGTGGAAGCGGTGCTGGGCGACATGGGCCACGTGGTCAGCACGGACCGGGTGCGCAGTGACATTGCCTGGTTGGTGGAGCAAGGCCTGGCCACCACCACCCAGGTGGGCGGCGTGACGATCGCCAAGATCACCGAGCGCGGACTGGACACCGCGCGCGGCAAGACGGTGGTGCCGGGCGTGAAGCGCCCGCAGCCGGATTGAAGCCATGGCCCGCAAGTCCACCGTTGCCACGCTGCCCAAAGAGCTGGTCGACGCCTGCAATGGCCTGATCCGCGACGGGCGCACGATTGACGACATTCTGGCCGCGCTGCAGGGCCTGGGCGCCGATGTGTCGCGCAGCGCGGTGGGTCGCTACGTGAAGAGCGCGCGGGAGTCGCTGGACAAGTACCGCCAGGCGCAAGAGGTGGCCAAGGTCTGGGTGGACAAGCTGGAGGCCGAGCCCAATGGCGACGTGGGCCGGCTGCTGCCTGAGATGCTGCGCGTGGTGGCCTTCCAATCCCTGTCGGCCATGGGCGAGAGCGACAAGCCGGCCAAGGCCATGGACGTGATGCTGCTGGCCAAGGCCATCCGCGACGTGGCGGGCACGGCCAAGACCCAGCTGGAGGTGGAAAAGCAGCTGCGTGCCATGCGCGCGGAGCTGAAGGCCGCCGCCAAGGACGTGGAGAACACGGCGCGAGCGGCGGGGCTGTCGGGCGACACGGTGGCGCAGATCAAGCAGCGGATTTTGGGTGTGGGGGAACAGGCGTGAAGCCCGACGCCGATCACACGCGCGATTTGCCGGCGAGGATGCGTGCCCGCGCCGACCAGGACGGCCTTGCGCCTGACAACCGGCTGCGCCAACTTGCCGATGAGCTGGACGCTGCGATCAGCGGCTTTTACGCCGCGGATCAAACCGTACCCGTGGCTCAATTTGTGGGGGCCTGGGCGCGCGCGCGACGCGCATGGCACGTTTACTCTGGAGAGCCGCTGCTGTGAACCCTAGCGATCTCCCTTCCGTCCTGCTGCCCTACCAGCAGCGCTGGATCGCCGACCCTTCGCCCTTCAAGGTGGCGGAAAAGGGCCGGCGCACGGGCCTGACGTGGGCCGAGGCGGCGGACGATGTGCTGATTGCTGCCGCCGACAAGGCGGCGGGCGGCCAGAACGTGTACTACATCGGCCAGGACAAGGACATGACCGAGGAGTACATCGACGCGTGCGCGATGTGGGCCAGGGAATTCAACCAGGTGGCGGGCCAGATTGACCAGGGCCTGTGGGAAGACGAAGGCGAGTTTGGCGAGAAAAAGAACATCCTGGTCTACACCATCCGGTTTCCGAAGGCCAAGCACCGCATCACGGCGCTGGCGTCGCGCCCGCGCAAGCTGCGCGGGCGCCAGGGTGTGCTGGTGGGTGACGAGGCGGCGTTTCAGGACGACCTGGACGCGCTGATCAAGGCGGCGATGGCCTTCCTGATCTGGGGCGGCAAGGTGCGTCTGATTTCGACGCACTTTGGTGTGGACAACGCCTTCAACACGATGGTGCAGGACATTCGCGCCGGCAAGCAAAAGGGGACGGTGCACCGCATCACGTTCCGCCAGGCTGTGATGGAAGGCCTGTACCAGCGCGTGTGCCTGCGCATGGGCAAGGTGTGGACACAGGCCGAGCAGGATGTCTGGGTCGAGGGCATTTACGACTACTACCGCGACAACGCTGACGAAGAGCTGGATTGCATTCCCAGCCAGAGCAGCGGGGCCTATTTCAGCCGGGCGCTGGTGGAGGCGCGCATGTCGCCGTACCTGCCGGTGGTGCGGCTGACGCTGCCCGAGGGCTTTGAGCTGCGCAGCCAGCATGAACGTGAAAGCGTGGTGCGCGATTGGTTGGCCGCCAACGTGATGCCGCTGCTGAAGGCGCTGCCCGCCACGGGGCGCAGCTATTACGGCATGGACTTTGCGCGCTCTGGCGACTTGTCGGTGATCACGCCGCTGGTGGAAGACCAGGGCCTGCACCGCAAGGCGCCGTTCATCCTGGAGATGCGCAACGTGCCGTTCAAGCAGCAAGAGCAGGTGCTGTTTTGCGTGGCGGACAACCTGCCGAATTTTGCCTGTGGCGCCAACGACGTGCGCGGCAACGGTCAGTACCTGGGTGAGGTGGCAGCGCAGCGCTACGGCGGCACGCGCATTCACCGTGTGATGCTGACGCAGCAGTGGTACATCGACGAGATGCCGCGCTACAAGGCGGCTTTTGAAGACGGGCAGATCACGCTGCCGCGGGACGACGGCGTGCTGACCGACCACCGCGCGGTGCAGATGATCAAGGGCGTGCCGAAGGTGCCGGATGGGGCCAAGGCCAAGGATGCCGATGGCGGCCAGCGCCACGGTGACTCGGCCGTGTCGGGCGCGCTGGCCTGGTACGCCTCGCGCAACGCGGCCGCGCCGATCGAGTTTCAAAGTGACGGGCCGATCAGCAGCCCGGATGATTACCAGGGCTTCCTATGAGCGACGAGACCAAAAAGCCGCCGCTGCCGCCGCTTGACAGCGAGGTGGCGAACCAGGCGCAAGACCCGTTTTCGACGGCGTTCATGGGCATCTTGCGCTCGAATGATCCGCTGATCATTGAACGCGGCTTGCCTGGCAGCGAGGCGCACGAGCTGTATCGCGACTTGCGCCGTGATGGCAAGGTGTTCTCAGGCTTCCAAAAGCGCAAACTGGCGGTGGTGAGCCGTGAATGGACGGTGGAGCCGGCGGTGGAGTCGGACCAGGGCACCAAGGACGCGGCCGTGGTGGACGACATCCTGGCCGGGTTTGCCTTCGACCAGCTGTGCAACGACCTGCTGGATGCGCTGCTGGTGGGCTGGCAGCCGACCGAGGTGGTCTGGACGCTGCGCGATGTGACCGTGGATGGCATGACCCGGCAGATGGTGGTGCCGGCGCGCGTGGTGAAGCGCTCGCACCGCCGCTTCGTGTACACGCAGGATGAGGGCAACCCGTTCGAGCTGCGCCTGCTGACGCGGGAGAACATGCAGCGCGGCATTGCGGTGCCGGATCGCAAGTTCATCGTGCACAGGGTCAACGCTGAGGACGACAACCCCTATGGCACAGGGCTGGGCCTGCAGCTGTACTGGCCGGTTTTCTTTAAGCGCAAGGGCGTGCTGGCTTGGACGAAGTTCCTGGACCGCTTTGGCCTGCCTATTCCGTGGGGCCGCTACCCGGCATCGGCGCAGCCGCGCGAAAAGAGCACGCTGTTTGAGGCACTGCGCGCGCTGAGCAACGACGGCCTGGTGATGACGCCAGAAGGCACGATGATCGACCTGCTGGAAAGCAAGCTGTCGGGCAGCGCAACGCCGCACCAGGCGCATGTGGAGTTCATGGACGACTGGATCATGGAAGTGATCCTGGGCCAGTCTCCGCGCGGCAAGAGCGGTGGCGCGATGGCGGCGGCATCGAACGAGCGCGAGGATGTGCGCCTGGAGCTGAGCCAGGCCGACAGTGATTTGCTGGGCGAAACCCTGAACGAAACGCTGCTGCGCTGGATCTGCGAGCTGAACGGCCTGCAGCGCTGCCTGGTGTCGCGCCGGGTGGAGAAAGAGGAAGACCTGAAGGCCGAGTCGGAGACCGACAAGAACATCAGCGAGCTGGGCTTTCAGATGACCGAGGAAGGCGTCAAGGCCAAGTACGGCGAGCATTGGAAGCGCAAGGCCGCGCCAGCGCCTGGCCTTGTCCAGCCTGGAGCCAGTGCCCTGGTGCTGCCCGATCTGCGCGAGGAAGATCGCCGCATGCCCGCGAGCTTTGCGGAAGGCAACCCGGCAGACGCCGACGCGATCGACCGGCTGGTGACCGACGAGCTGTCGCAGTGGCAAACGACGATGGAGCCCCTGGTGGCCCCAATGCGCGCTTTGTTAGAGCACGCATCGGCCAAAGGCTGGACGGCAGCGCAGCTGCTGGACCAGCTGCCGCTGCTGCTGGGTGAAATGGATGCGTCTGCGCTGTCCACCTCTCTGGCCAGCACCACCTTTGCCGCGCACCTGGCGGGCGCTGCGGGCGTGCCCAAGGGCTGATCATGGCCACAAGCAGCGCGCTGACGCCGGCCGAATTCGCCAAGCTGCGTAGCTTGCCGCCAGCCGATGCCATCGCCTGGATGCGCGGGCGTGGCCAGCTGACCGAAACGTACAGCTGGCAGGACCTGTGGCAGCGCGAGCATGCGCAGCAGTTCACCGTCAGCAGGCTGGCGCGCGTGGATCTGCTGGACGCGCTGCGCGACGGCTTGACGAAGTCCGTGGCCGGCGATCTGACGCGCAAAGACTGGATGCGCGACGCGGAGAAGCTGCTGGCCGACGCCGGCTGGTGGGGCGCGAAGGCTGTGACCGACCCGGTGACCGGCGAGAAGGTAATGACACGCTTCGACCCGGCGCGGCTGAAGCTGATCTACGACACCAACACGCGCCAGGCCTATGCGGCAGGCCAGTGGCAGCGCATCCAGCGCACCAAGCGCGCGCTGCCCTACCTGCGGTACGTGACCAAACGCGATGACCGGGTGCGCCCGCTGCACGCGCTCTGGGACAACGTGACACTGCCGGTGGACGATCCGTTCTGGCAGACCCATTTCCCGCCGAACGGCTACCGCTGCCGGTGCAGCGTGATTCAGGTCACCCAGGCTGAGTATGACCGGGGGAACACGCCGCGCGGCCCGGCCCTGAAAAAGCAGCGGCCCGAGGTGGTGACCAGCGAATTCGTGAACCGGCGCACGGGCGAAGTGACCGACGTGCCGGCCGGCATCGACCCTGGCTTCGACTTCAACGTGGGCGACTCGCGCCAGGCGCTGCTCACGAACCTGGTGCAGCGCAAACTGGCCAGCTTGTCCGCGCCGATGCGCACCGCCGCGCAAGCCGCGGGGCTGAGCCCAGCGCCGCTTCGGGGGCTGGGCGGCACCGCCACCACTGCAACAGCCTGGACAGACCCGAAGACCGGCCAGGTGCGTGTGTACCTGAACGATTTGCCCGAACAACGCGGTGCCAAGGTGTGGATTGAGCCACTGGAGCGGCCCGATTCTTCGGGCGCCGACTACACGGTCAAGGTGAAGGCCGACAACCTGACGCGCGTCGAGGTGTCGAACCTGGCCAACGCGGCCGAGCGCTTCCTGGGCCAGCTGGCAGGGCGCCGCGTAAAGCTGCTCGCTGAACTTCTGCTGTTGCTGGGGGCCTGATGATCACTGTAACGATCGAAAGCCAGCAGCTGAACGACTATCTGGTGCGGCTGTTCGACCGCACCACGGATCTCAGCCAGCCCATGTCGGACATCGGCGCCGTACTGGAAAGCCGGATTCAGGGGCGCTTCGAGACTCAAACGGACCCGAACGGCATCGCTTGGCACCCGTGGGCACCGTCGACGCGTGCGAACTACCCTGAGGACGGCAACCACCGCCTGCTTGATCGCTATGGCGACATGCTGCGCAGCCTGAGCTGGTCGGCAGACAGCACCAGTGTCACCGTGGGGTTTGGACAACCCTACGCGGCCTATCCCGAGTGGGGCACCAAACACATGCCCCGACGTGGCATGCTGTTCTCGGTGCCGGATGCTGGCACGCTGGGCGCTGAAGACGAGCGGCTGGTGCTTGACCTGCTGCAGGGGTGGCTGAACGACGCCTGA